CTTGCTCCTGCTGGCCTAACATTAGATATGTCTATAGATGGAATTTTCCCGTCCCATAAATTTTCTAAAAGAGATCTATACGCACTTGCCCATCCAGTTTTGGAATCTTCTACCACAATTACATCATTTATTTTTTCTAAAGATTCTGGAACTGAGGGAAGTTGATTAATGTATTTATATTCAACAGAGAATCCAACTCCAGCTCCGCACATAAGGATGTACATTGTTTCATCAAAAGACCTTATGCTATCTACTGGCAAATATGAACAGTTGTATCCTGCGGCATTATCTCTTTCCAACGCTGGCCCAGAAGTCATAACTGCTCTCATTGAAGGCATAACGTTTCTTGAGTATACTGCATCTTTAAGATTTGATAAAACTATAGGGTCTGGAATATAATCAAACTTTTCCTTTAAATGATTTAACATAAAAGAAAAATATCTATCTACTGATTCTTTCCATGTTTCACGACGTGATTCAGAAGGTATCCATCTAGCGTATCTTGATATAGCTATAAAGTTTTCATAGGGATTTTTTATAATATAAGAAAATGGACTCTCTTCTACAAACTGCATAGGCTTTTCTTCAAAGTAATCTGAGGATAGCTTAAATGATTCTAAATATGACATATAACACCTTTTCTCCGCCTTGCGGTTAATAAAATTTAATTGAGATACCAATTCTACCAAAAAATTTTATAGAAGGGAAGCATTTTTATGCTTAATAAACATAAATGATTATAACTTTATTAGTTAACTACAATTTAAAATTGTAGTCGACTAACTTGACATGTACTATAAAACAATGTTATTATTATAGTCCGTTATCTCTAATGGAGGAAATGCCAATGGAGAATATGAAAGAAAAACTTAGTGATGTTATACATCATTATGTTGCAATAGCGGTTGGTTTAATGTTTTTATTTTCTGGTACGCCAGTTATTAATGTTCCGCCAGCCGAAGCTCTACCTGCAAAGGTTGAAACTAAAACAGAAGCACAACTGAAAAGAGAAACGCTGGAAAAATTCAGCAATACTGTATACAAACCTTCGGAAATGTTAACAGATAAAGAGTTGGTAAAACTTTTAAAATCTGTTGGTTTTGAAGGAAGCGCCCTTAAAATGGCGTGGGCCATTGCTAAAGCGGAGTCTAACGGACGCCCTATGGCATACAATGGCAACAGGAATACTGGAGACAGTTCCTACGGAATTTTTCAGATCAATATGCTGGGAACTCTTGGCACAGATCGTAAAGAGAAATTCGAATTGAGGTCAAATGTACTTTTATTTGATCCAGTCATAAACGCAGAGATAACGTACTATATGACTAAAGGCGGAGTAGATTGGTCGTCGTGGCCAAATTCTATACCAAAAGCAAAGAAATTGATGATTCAATTTCCAAAGTAGTTAGGAGATAAGTATTAAGATACAAGTAGTGTCTAGATATTTAGCTCTTGCAAAAGAGGGTCTTGTTCCAGGAATGGATTGTCCACTGGATCAAGGCCTTCTTTTTGCTAACGAAGACTCGGAAGAAAAAATATTCTTGTATTGCCTTTCTTGCGATTATAAAAAGTATATTGGAATTCACCTATATAAAAACATGGAAAGTTTAATAAATGCCACTAAAAAATGAATTTGACGAAGAGTTAAGGGCCAAGGTTGCAAAAAATATACCTTGTGTCCATATGCCTGGTTTATTGCTTGCTGAAAGAGCTTTGCTAATAGTAAAAGATTATTTGGAAAATGCAAAAACTCGTGGACTAAATACAATAGATGAAATATTAGAGGACATGAAAAATAAAAATGACCAATCAGAAGTCTGATAACTTAGAAGATAATTTACCTATGGTAAATTACATAATGTTGCATAGAGTTTACGACATGCTAACAATGGTTGCAAATCTTTTAGCAAAAGATGATGACTCTAGACTTCAAATATCTAAAATGGTAGAATATCACAAAGAGGGTTTTTTGCTGGGTCCCTCCCCAGCTTTTAGAGCGGAAGAAGAAAATGAATAAAGATAAAGAGTCTGTCGTACAGCTTATGGTAAAAGTGTTTGAAAGCACAAATAGATACATGGCTTCAATGAGCGGAATGTCAGAAGAAGATGTTGATAAGGCAATAAATGATGCTCATGCTGGAATGATTTATTACATGGCTGCGGTATATGATAAGCTAGAAGAAAATAATTTACTTCAAACTGAATAAGTGATATAATTATTTTATGCCAAGACATTTTGCAAGACGAATGTATGGTCCATATTTCCCATATGACCATAGTCATCACAAATGTCCAAAAGATGCACAATGCATTGTATGCAGTAACAAAAAAGAAAATTTAATAAAAAAAATAATTAAAAGAATTAGTGCTAGTCGAGCTTAGCTCCTAGAACTAAGCACGTAAGTGCAGCAGGTCCCAGCTAGATCCGCCTCTAGTTGGGATTTTTGCTATTCAATTCCAAATCTATTTTTTAGTTGGTCACAAATTGCGTCTGCTATAAATATATGATCTAATATACCAAAATGATTCTTATCTTTAGCAGAAAGAATACATTCATGATTAATATTTTTATATATTAAAGATGAAAAGTAATCATCTTTGCATAATCCCATAAAATCAGAAAGATTATATTCTGGAGCACTCTTAAACGTTTTAATTTGTCTCATAGTAAATTGTGGCATATTTCTATTAATTTGGAAATATCCATCATAAGAATTTATAAACAATTTATTTATAGGAGGATTTAAATTTTCCCAGAATGTCCATATAATTTTTATATCATTAGCTTTACAATATTGTTCTAAAATAGCAATAAAAGAATCGTTATAGAACATAGCCATTTCTATTGTAAATATTTCATCCAAAATATGTGGAGTTTTAGTATAAGTAATTTTAGTATCATATTTGTCTAACGTATAAGGAACATAAGCGTTAGCAATAAAAGAACTTTTCATTTTTTCTGTTGGTACATGAGGCTGCATAGTTTGAAAAATCATTTTGTTTTTTATGTATGGAAACTCAAATCTTGCAAATGGTAGTACTCCAATAATTATTTTAGGGTTCCCTATTTCTTTAAAATATGTAAAAGCTTTTATAATTTGCGCCTGCAATGAATCCCCTGGAACTGCAATATTTGAAACATTTTTTTTAAATCTATTCATTATTAACGTAGGCCACAAAAATTCATAATCCATTGCATACCCCCAAGTCTGAGAGCAACCTAATGTTAAAATTTCATTGTTGTCAAATTCTAAACCTCTATAATTTAAAGAGTTAACATGATCGTGAATATATTTTTCTCTATCAACTTTTATATAATTAATACTTTTTAGACTTTTTCTATCAACAAGCATCTCTTGAAACTCTATAATTTTATCTGATCCTGTTGTCATAGTATAGACCCCGTAACGATATTTTGTTTATATGTTTCTTCCCACAAATTAATATCGTTTTCATCATTTAAAAGAGGTTGTCCTTTTATATTTAAACTAGTGTTTAGTAGAACTGGAACTCCTGTAATAGCATACCAATTCTGCAAAACATCATATAGTCCAGGATGCTGCTCTCTATTTATTGTTTGAACTCTTGAGGTTCCATCTTCATGAACTACAGATGGAATCTTATCTGGCTGCAAACATTTCACTGCATACTGCATGTATGGGCTTGTAAAATCCATCTTGAACCATTTGTTTGCATGTTCTTCTAACACTACTGGGGCAAAAGGCCTAAACATTTCTCTTTTTTTAATAAGGTTAACCTTGTCTTTTATGTTTGGATCTCTTGGGTCCGCTAATATAGATCTATTACCCAGTGCTCTTGGTCCATACTCTGCTCTTCCTGACGCAACAGCAACAACCTTATCTCTAATCAATCCAGTTATTATATCTCTAACTGGATAATCACCTTTTAAATTATATCCGAGGTATGGTGATTTCCAATTAATGTGTTTACCATATAAAGCAGCGGCAGCACCCAAAGAGCTTCCAGCATCTCCAGGGTTTGGCATAATCCAAATATCACTAAATATATCCCAAAGTTTTGTATTGGCTGAACAATTTAATGCACATCCGCCCATAAATACAAGATTGTACTTTCCAGTCTTTGCCTGAGCATATCTCATAAACTCTATCAATCTTAATTCATAAACTTTTTGAACTGCAGCAGCAATATCAAATTGTTCTTGTTGTCCTATGTGTTCA